CCGGAAAGTAAATCATACCTTTTAAAAAGACGAAAGTATTTTTCTCTTTCAATCTCAGTCATAAATCTTTTTACAATAATCATTTTTTTTACAATTTTTCTGAGTTGTACATAATCATCATGATACTCAGGCAAATCTAAAGATTCAAAGTAATCTTTTTTAACTTTAAGTGTCAAATACAATAACCAAATTTCTTCATCCACAAGAGAAAATTCATCATCTGATAATGCAGAAATACTTTCGGAATTTAAAGGTAAAATATCATTAATACAAGACAAAAAAAGTTTAAATTTACAATCTACTAAAGACGAAATTCTTTTTGGTCTCTGAAGATCAGATGGAGTGAGAGGAATCATTTCAAGTGTCATGTCATTGTGATTGACTACCCCCGTATTATACACGAAAAACCACCCCTATGAAGAGGTGGTGTGACAATTTTATAATCGACCCTACAGACCAAAAAATTGCTGGAGATTTTTTCTCGACTTTTTTGGAATTATTTCCGCTTTTTGGTTGGGGGTGGTGGTTCCAGTCCCCATAGTTTTGGATTGGTTCTTCCCATACCAAAACCAATGCCCTTTAGATTGTCACGAAACTTATCCCAGTACATATTAAAGATCCGAACTTCTTTTTGACTGCGAGTCAAATCATATCTCGTTTCTCCATCAACCACATAGGTGATTATCATGGCATCATAAGGATAATCTTTAGTAGATACTTGTTCCCAAGTCCCATTCTCTATCAGTATATCACAACCGTATACGGATTTAGAGTTTTCTTTTTCTGATGATGTCCATGAGGTCATAGACTGTTCCTCTTCTGTTTTAGTGGGAGCATCTCCCAATTGATTTGCCATAATTATGAACGATTTCCCCAAGTAATGTCTGGATATGCTTCACTTACAATTTCTTTTGTGATCTTATATCTATCGGAAAGTTTTTTATCCTTACAAAGACAAACAATCTCTGCTTCTAATGGGTGAAGTCCCTCAAGAATATTAATGAACATCGTTTCACGACGAACACCACTCATAGAATCATTACCACCCTTAAGAAAGTGATAGAAGTTTTTAAACTCTCTACGAATTGTGGTGTGTCCGTTCTTATCACTCGAACCCATTGAGAATGAATCCATTTCATGCATTCTACGAACTTCTTCTGTGATTTTAGTGCTCAGAGTTCCATTTGATGATGCCTGATCCTCAAATCCAGAATAAGGAACCTCACCTTCAGGAAGCATAGAAATTATACTTTCATCAAAGTTCCAAATTAATGTTGCCTTCAAAGAAACATGTTCATACTTCTTCAGAACTTCAATCTTCTTTGCCTTACTTCTCTGTTTGGAAACAAGATCTAAAACTTCAAAGACAAATGGATTTTTTGGAAGTTCTAATGATACTGCCTTAGTCGTTGTCGTTTTCTTCTTCGTTGTTGTCGTCATAATATTCAAAATCTAAAATGATTATACCCTATTTAGTTTTTAGAGTCAATAATCGTAAGTGTAATACATTCTACTCTGTTGTGATCCGCAATAATATTTATACAAGAAAAGGTGCCGAAGCACCTCCTCTACCTGATAGTTGCGAATCACACAGGTATTGTTATTTAGTCCTCCTCTTCATCATCACACTCTTTATCGTCAAAATAATCGGGATTAAAAGATACTGCTAAAACTTCATCTGGAATAACATTACCATCTTGATCGTAGAATTCTGGATGCAACTTGGGAATTTCCCGATAGTTCATCATGTATTCTCTGGCAGTCCAACCAATCATCAGACCCATCATGAGAAATAAAATGGTTAGAAATGAACCAAATACTAAACTAGTTGCTAACATTTTTCTTACTCCGGGATGTCTTTATAGAAAATTCAAAATGAATATTTACTTTCCATATTAGAAAGCAAACCATCTTTTCAAACATAATGTGAAATGGTCCTGTTTGCTTTCTCTTACCTCCATTAAGCAAGAATTCAATACCACGATTTCTGTGGTCTTCTGATTTATTTATGTTAGGACTTGATGACTTGTTGTTCTCTGAGGAATTTGATTGTGTCAATACATCCTCCTAATTTTTTATTGTCACATACTACCTGCGGAAAAGTAGAACCCCTACCAAATTTAGCATAGAATTCTTCTCGTGTAAAGTCCTCTCCAAGATTATAAGTATCAA